AGAAAGCGGAATTATCCGGCAAGCTGTACAAGTTGGAAACGTTCCATGATACCGCTATTTTTGCTTCTCTACCGCCTGCTGAGCAAACGCGTCTTACGCGCCAGCTCTACATCATGAAGCTTTACGAGCAGGTTTTGTCTGAGCGCATCGCAGCGTTCTAGTAATCACCGGCGCAACCACAGAATTTTCAAGGGGAATCAACCATGGCAACAGAGACGCAAGCGGCATCGTCACCCGTCGAAGCAACAGACCCATTCAACGGGCAGTCCCCCACGCTCCACGAGTTCAATTCGTACCGTGCGACAGGGGAAGTCCCGGCCAGATTCGCACCAGCCGAAGACGCGGACCCGGAACCCGCAGATGAGACACCAGCCGAGGGCGAAGAGCCCGAAACCGCACCGGAAACGGCACCGGAAGACGATCAGGAGCCGCCCGAGGGCATTGGCAACAAGGCCCGCAGGCGATTCGAGAAGTTGCTCGCTGAAAACAAGGCACTCAAGGCAGCACAGCAGGCCAAACCAGACGTTACCCCGGTCCCGTCTCCCGCGCCGCAAGCCGCCCAGGTTGCCCCGACAAGTCCAGAGCCGACCGTGAACGACACGAAAGATGATGGAACGCTGAAATATGCGGACTATGCTGATTTCGTGAAGGCATTGGGCCGGTGGTCAGCCGAGCAAACTCTCCACGAAGCGCATCAGCGCGAAGTTCAGCAGAGGCAAGTCAGCCAGGTACAGGAAAACGTCGAAGATGCCCGCAAACGGTACGGCACCGAGTTTGACTCGGTGATCGAGCCCACTGCAGCAACCATTATGGGAGACAAAACCATTCCCATGCAGGTCAAGCAGATGCTGTCAGAATCAGACGTGCTTCCAGAGTTGATTTACACGATTGGGACGGACCAGAAAACCATGAAGGAACTGGAACGACTTTCGCGTGTGAATCCATCGCAGGCGATTCGTTACATCGCAACTCTCGAAGCTGGTATCCGACTTGAACTTGCTGCCGAACCGAACGCTGCCGCTACTCCTGAGCCGAAGAAAACCGCCGCCCCGAAACCGCCGTCCCCTGTAAATGGGGCGAGTTCCAGGGCCTTTGACGTGAGCGACGAAAGCCTTTCCCCGGACGACTGGGCGCGTAAGCGCAACCAGCAACTCGCCAGTAGAAGGTAATCGAGCACTCAGGAGAATTAATCATGGCTAATAGCCTCCTTTCACCGACCATCATTACTCGTGAAGCACTTCGAATTTTGCACGCCAACCTGAATTTCATTGAGAACTGCGACAAGCAGTATGACAAGCAGTTCGCCAACAGCGGAGCCTCGCCTTCAGGCAAGATCGGCCCCTCGCTGACCATCCGTATGCCGAACCAGTACACGGTTCGCACCGGCTCGGTCATCAGCGTTCAGGACACCACCGAAACCAGCCAAGTGCTCACCGTTTCTACGCAGAAGGGCGTGGACACCAACTTTACCTCCGCAGATCTCTCCCTCACCATCGATGAGTTCAGCGAGCGCTACCTGAAGCCCGCCATGTCGGTTCTGGCATCGAATATCGAAGCTGATGCATTGAGCATGATGCTGAACGTCTACAACGCCATCGACGACAACGCCAACACGCTCACCTACAAGGACATTGCCCTGGGTCGCCGGATGCTCAACCAGAACCTTGCGCCGGATGAGGGCGAGCGGGTAGGCATTCTGACTTCGCAGCATGTGCCCAGCTTCCTCGACGGGATCAAGGGACTGTTCAACCCGCAGGAAAGCATTTCGCGTCCGTACCTTACCGGAAAAATCGGCAAGGTGAGCGGGATGAACACCTACGAGAACACGATCATCCCCAACTTCCAGATCGGCACGGCGGCGGCCGCCACCGGCTACACCGCAACATTGGCAAGCGGCAGCGCCACGGCGACACTCGCCGCGGGTTCAGCTACATTCACGGCTGGCGATATCGTCACATTCGCCGGCATTTACGCCGTCCACCCTGAAACCAAGGCCAATCTCGGATACCTGCAGCAGTTCGTGTTCACCGCTGCCGTAGCCGGGGCCGGCGCGGCCACCATCTCCCCTACTCCGGTAAGCTCTGGAGCCACGCAGAACGTGACCGGCACGCTGACCTCCGGCCTTGCGGTCGTCAAGGTTGGCGGCGGCGCTTCTGCCCTCTACAACCAGTCGATCCTCTTCCACCCGGAAGCGTTCGCCTTCGTCACCGCCGATCTGATCGACGTATCGAAGTTCGGCGCATGGGGCGCGCGCGAGGTCATGGACGGCATTTCCATGCGCATCGCTCGGCAGTACGACATCACGAACGACAAAATCCCGTGCAGGATTGATGTTTTGTACGGATATCGAACCATCCGTCCCCAGCTTGCTGTGAGAGTTATTGCACAGTAACGGTTTACCTCCATTCCTTGCTGGTGTATCATGTCAATATGAACATGACACCAGCGGGGAATCGAGTGGAATTCTTTGGCGGACTTTGTTCCATCAAGGGTTGTGACCTTCCGGAATTGGCGGCGGGTTTCTGCAACAAGCACTGGCGGCGTTTACGGAAGTATGGTTCTCCGCTATGGCTGGCAAATCCATCAGGGTCGTATCGTGGACTTCCGGCCGAGGTCAGATTCTTCAAGCGAGTCATTAAGACAGACGCTTGCTGGGACTGGCAGGGTGGAGTGGACGCAGACGGGTATGGAGTCTTTATGGGAGAGGTTTTAGGAACGGTATTACGAAGGGCGCACCGCTTCTCGTGGTCCTTTCACAATAACCGCACTATTGCTCCCGGCATGGAGATTCTGCATTCTTGCGATAACCCAAAATGTGTTAACCCAGACCATCTGTCTCTTGGAAACGCTGCTGAAAATCAGCGAGATAAGTGGACAAAGGGTAGAGGTTGGGTACATAAGGGAACATCTCACTGGTCCACGAAACTAAGCGAAGAACAAGTCCGTGAAATCCGCTCCAGCACGGAGACGCAGAAGCAACTAGGGATGAAATATGGTCTCAAGCAGTCCACCATCTCATGTATCGTTAGTCGTAAATCGTGGAAGCACGTAGACTGATAAGGAGAATCATCATGGCAGCAGGAAAGCAGCTCAGCGACAATAACGGCAGCGGAACCGCCCTCGGACAGTCCTCTACCGATACCATCAGCTTCTACGGGGCAACGCCCGTAGCGCAACGCGCCAGCATCGCGGGGAATGCAAGCACGCTCATCTCCGTATCGTCCAATGCCACCATTGCCTCCAATTTGGGCGCATGGATGGCCGAGGTGAACGCAACCCTTCAGGCACTTGGAATCTGGGCCGCCCACTAAATGACGGGCAAGAAAAAAGTCGTATTCGCAACGCCGAGTATAGCGGGGCCGACAGCGCCTTACATTGAGTCGCTGAAAGCCTCGCTCCCTCTTATCGTCGCGGCTGGATGGGATGAGGGATACGCGCAGAAAGTAGGGTGCCCGTATATCTCCTGCGCTCGTGCAGATATGCTGCGCATGGCACTAGATGCCAAGGCCGATGTGATTGTGTTTCTTGATTACGATCTTTCATGGGATGCGCCTGACCTCTTGAATCTGATTGAAACTAAGGGCGATGTGGTATCAGGAACTTATCGTTTCAAAGAGGAAAACGAAGCGGAGCCTGAGCGCTATATGGGCAATTGGGATATGAATCCAGATTGGACCCCAAAGATTCGTGAATCTGACGGCGCAATCAGCGCGACTCTCATTCCCGCAGGTTTCCTCAAGATCACCAAAGAGGCCGTCGACAAGTTCATGGGCGAATATCCTGAACTGAGCTATGGGCCGAGATACAGTCCTACGGTGGATTTATTCAATCATGGGGCAAGGGATCGTATATGGTGGGGAGAGGATTACTCATTTGCGCAGCGGTGGAAGGAAAAATGCGGCGATATCTGGCTGGTTCCTGACCTGAACATCGACCACCACGCCGCCGACAAGGTTTATCCAGGCAATTTGCATGAATTTCTTATGCGCCAACCTGGGGGGAGCAAGGCAAAATGACAAGCAAGGAAATCCAACTCATCGCACCGACCGATCTCAGCACAAACGCTTGGCTCAAGATAATCGCGCTTCAGTTGTCGATTCTGATTGAGGCGCTGGCATCGGAAGCTCCACAGGTTCAGCCGATCCCCGAGAAGCGCGGTCCCGGCCGTCCCCGAAAGGTCGCATAATGGCGCTGATTCTCACGGACCAATCCGGCAACCAGTATTCGCTATCGGTGGACGCGGCGAGCGGATCGCTGCTGACCAATCCGGTATCCAACCTGACGCCGACAACCGCCGACAACTCCATCTTCTTCACGACGCTTTCGCTCATCACTGCGGCGATGCGCCTGATCAATGTGGTAGCCTCTGGCGAGCTGCCCACCAGCGACGAGGCAAACGATGCGCTGATGGCGTTTCAGTGGATGGTGGACTCGTGGAACGCAGACAGCCTATCCATCTTCACCATGAGCGCCTCAGACTATCCGCTGTCGCTCGGCAAGCAAGCGTACACTTTGGGGCCGGGTGGAGATTTCAACGCAACGCGCCCCTCGCAGATCGTGGGAATGAGCGCGATCCTGCTCAATAATCCGACGAACCCAGTTGAGGTTCCGATTGACCTGTACACCATGACCCAGTGGCAGACGCAGGTTCCGGTAAAGAACGTCCCGGGCACATTCCCGCTGGTCTGCTATGACGATGGCGGCGCACCGCTACGCACGCTGTCTTTCTGGCCCATCCCCAACTCACAGCCAAACAATGTGCGCATTTACGCCTGGCAGTCGCTCGTCTGGCCGGCCACGCTGCAAACCATCCTCAATTTCCCGCCGGGGTATGCGCGGGCCTTCGTCTACAATCTCGCCCTGGAGTTGGCTCCGCAATTCGGAGCGCAGATCCACCCCGCAGTTGCGAAAATAGCTGTGGAGTCGCTTGCAATGGTCAAGACGCAGAATGCGCCTGATTTGAACCTGATTTCTGACCTTCAAACCAACCCTGCCGGTTACCAATGGAAAGCGGATATGTTCGGGATACCGTACTAACGATTGGAGCTATATGAAAATGATCCAGATCAAGAAAAGCCCCACGGCTGATACACGCACCTGCGACTTTGCAAACACAAGCAAAGACACTTTGCTATCCAGTAGTTTCCAGCACATTGAGGACGTGCGATTCGCTCTTGAGTTCTTTATCGAGAAAATGCAGAGATCGCGGGATGCGCACGACCACGACAAGATCAGCGATATCGATGGATTCCATCGCGACTTCTTGACCGGCTTCAAGGAGCATTCATGGTGGGACAATCACCGCAAGGTCAACCGTCACCATCTGCTCGAGGCAGACGGCGTTCCCGCCGATGTGAACCTGATCGACGTTTTGGACATGATTTCAGATTGCGTCATGGCCGGCATGGCTCGTTCTGGTTCTGTTTATCCGCTCAATATCGACCCTGAAGTTCTCGTGCGCGCATTCCAGAACACCGTAGAATTGCTCAAGAAAAACGTGGAGGTCGTCGGATAAATGGCGAGATTTGGCCTCATCGGCTCCTCGTACCAGAGCCAGTCGACTATCGCGGACTGCCAGCGGACGATGAACTGGTACCAGGAAAACATCGAAAGCCAGATGGCGGCGTCTTCGATGGCGCTCTATCCTACGCCCGGACTGGCAGCATGGGGAACAATCGACAAGCCCGTACGCGGTGAGATCGAGATTAACGGGCGCATGTTTGCCGTGGGGGGCGCGAAGTTCTACGAGATGAATGCTGCAGGTTCCCCGACGATGAT